GCCGATGTAATTAACATTAAAGTACCAACTGAAATAGTTAAATACCATTTATTAAATCCTTTAATATTATCCCATTCTTGTTTAAGATATGTTGCCGCAACTAATTTAGCAAATTCTAAAGAACCCGCCATAACCATTACAGATATTGCCGCACCAGCAAATAATACACCTAATCCTGTCACAGAAAAATAGGCGGCACATCCGGCAACAACAACCGCCGAAAGTCCAACCAAATATTTTAACCAATTATTCATAGTCTATAAATAGTTTAAGAGACCAAAACTTTCATTTCTTAGTTTCTTAATTGCCTTATCACGTAATTGTCTGATACGTTCTTTTGTACATCCAAATTCTTCACCTAAGTCTTCTAAATTAGATTCAACACCCGTAAGACCATAATATCTTTCTATAATAATCTTTTCTCTATCGTCTAAAACACTTAACATTTGATTAACTTTTTTCTTAACTTCTTCAGGAGAATTTAAAATTGCATCAGGACTTTCCGCTTCTCTATTTGGTATAATATCAATTAATTGGTCTCCCTCTTCATTAATTTCTTTATATAAACCTATACAATATGGTAAGTTACTATGTACCGGTTGATCGTTATTATAAACAAAAAAATTATCTTCTTCGTTAATTTCGTCTTTTTTATATTTTTGAGCTTCAGTTACTAAATTTGATGGGAGTCTAATTGTTCTTGCATTATCATTTAATGATGCCATTATTGATTGTCTAACCCACCATACTGCATATGATATAAATTTTAATCCACTTGTTGGGTCAAACCTTTCTGCTGCTTTAATTAAACCGATATTACCTTCAGATATCAAATCCATTACATCCAATCCTTGATTTTGATACGTTTTTGCAACTGATATTACAAATCTTAAATTACCCTTCACTAATTCATCATATAAATCTTTCCTATGTTCTTTTGTGATTCTTTTATCATTTAATTGACTGAAGATTTCTTCTTGTCTGATGTGTGAAATAACAGGTATCTTCTTAATATCTCTGATATACTGTTGAATTTCCTCTGGATTGGTGATGGTGGATTTCTTCATTGGTTGGTTAATTTAAATTAAAATGTATATATAAAAATAAGAAAAATATTTTACTTATCAAAATTGTCAAGGAAGTTTTTTTCCTCAGGTGTTAAAGACTCAAAACCCATGGAATTTAACTTATCTAATACCTCATCCAAATCAAATTCAATTGATTTTTTTTTCTTATATTCTATTTTTAACATCGCACTTTCAGGTGTGTCGTCCTTAAAAACAAAATTATTGATTGGGTCAGGTAAATTGACACTCACAATTGAGTTTCTTTCTAATAAAAAATAAAATTTAACACTATCATTTAAACATAAAAGGTAAATTTCTTCGGATAATTTTCCGTGGTCTAACTCGGAATCAAATATAACGATTATATTTTTACTATTTTCAACCACATATTTTACTGATTTAATTACGGGGGATTGACCTAAAATTTCTACACAAAAAAATTCCATGTCTTCGTAATCGTCAAATATTCCATATACAAATAAAATATATGTCTTCATACTAAGATATAGTATTTTATTTTTTCTTTAAATTAAGTCTCCAATAAACACCACCACCCAAAAATGGTGATAATGTTCCGTTTGTCCCATCTGGTCCGACTATGTTAGATACCCCGACACCTAATTTATATAGGTGTTTATCATCTTTATCTTTAAGAATAAACCCAAGACCAATTAAATTAACAACATTAGGTTTATCAAATTTTGCATCAACACCAAAATATAATTCATTCTTTCTCGGTAATGGTGTGAATATGGTATCTTTAATGACTTTTTGTTTTACTTTACTTGTGAATGAACGACCTAAAATTCTATTGTTAGATATTGTATCAAATAATGTAACTGTACCGATATTACCCGGTAATTCTAAAATATCCTTTTTAAATTGTTTATTTTCGGAGTATAATTTGACTATAGCTTCTGTATCTACTTTTTGAATAACCTGTACTTCAACTAATTTTTCAACTACAACAGGTACTTCAACTTCCACTTCAACCTCATATGGAATTGTATCATGTACTGCGTACGGTATTGAATCAATTTGTTTTACATATGTAATCCTATTTGGAAGATATCCTCCTGGATTAAAAAATTCTAAAATACATATTAATAATAATATTAATATTAATACGTGTCTGATGTCAAAAATTTTTTTCATGTTTACTTAAGAAGAAATAAAGATGTCATTATTACACCCGCAAAAGTACCAACCTTATAAAGAAAAGTTTTTCTTCGTTGTCCTTTTAATTCTTTAAATAAACTTTCAGATTTTTGTCTTTCTAAACCAAATTGTTCATCTTTTTTAGTGATGATAACCTCCAAATTAGAAATTTTTTGACTTTTGAGACTATCCTTTTGATTTAATAAACCAATATTCTGATCTTTTAAATTGATAACTTTATTTAATTCCACAATCTCCGACTTAGCTCCATCATAACGAAGTAAGTCTTGATAGACTAGTCTAGCAACTTTTGTTGATATGGTTACTTTAGTTGTATCTAATACTAAAACTTTAGTTGTATCTGTTTGCGAATAACTGCTCAAGCTCAACATTACCAATAGTGGTAATAGAATTAACTTTTTCATCTGTTTCGTTTTTAATTAAGGTTATGTTCTTTGTTACATTATTGATATTGCGGTCAACCACATCAATATCTTTATCAATTGTAACGATTTGTTCGGTGATTTTGTGATTTTCAACCTGAACAGAATCTATATCATTTTGGATTAACTCTATTTTTTTATTATATCCATCAACGTCGGTTTTAATTCCGGTTGTTGTAAAAATATTCCAAGCCGCCAAAACGATTATGATTACTAATAAAATGTTGGATTTATTTATCTTCATATCTATCTTTTATTATAAATATGAAGAAAGGGGGTTTTATCCCCCTTTAACCTTTATTTCTTCTTTTTAACAATTTCATCGATAATTCCGTAGGAAAGTGCTTCTTCGGACCCCAGCCATAAATCTCTGGTTGCGTCATTTTTAACTTGTTCTGCGGACTTTCCACAGTATCCACCTAATAACTCAAATAGGGTATCATTGATTTTTTCCCATTCCACCATAGTAATACGAGCGTCTTGGATATTGCCACCAGCTCCTCCTGATGATTGGTGTAACATAGTTCTTGAGAATCTTAAAGACCCTCTTTTACCTTTAGTTCCCGCACCTAACAATACTGAACCCATAGATGCCGCCATACCAGTGTTGATGGTTCGGATGTCTGAAGTAATATACTCCATAACGTCCACCATAGATAAACCTGATTTAACAGACCCACCAGGACTATCAATGTGCATTGTGATATCATTATGGTCAATACTATCTAAGAACATTAATTGAGCTTGTACGATGGTTGACATGTGGTCATCCACACCTCCAGCAACCCAAATGATACGTTCCATCATCAAACGTGAGAATACGTCCATAACGGTTACATTCAAACTTCTTTCTTCTAAAATATATGGGGTTAAACTATCCTCAACTCTTTGGTTATAACGATGTAAGTTTAAAGAACCAACTCCGTGGTCTTTCGCGTAAAGACCAAAATCTTTGTACTGATTAGGTGTCATGATTGTAAATTTAGTTTATTCACAAATATAATGTATAATTTTTAAACTAAGAAATTTTTGTTGTAATAAAATCTACAGATGAAACATTCTCTTCTTTCTTAATCATAATGATATTATCTGACCAATTACGTATTAAAGAATTGTGTGATATGACAAGAATATGGTCAAAATAGTTTTTAATCTTTTTGAAGAATTCTCCCACCATTTCAAGGTTCTCGTCAGCAATTTTACCGAACACTTCATCCATAACCACGATGTTAGGTTTAGGTAATGACGATATCTTTGTTAATACACTACGAAGTGCTAATGAGGATATTGTTCTTTCGTAACCAGAACCCGCATTAAGGGGTTTAACTATACGTGTCTCAGTATCTATCATAATAAATTCAACCTCGTTCTTATCGTTTATATTCATTTCTAAAATGAAGTGACAACTATCAACCAATAAACGATATAATTCTTGATTGATTAATGGAATCATATTTTTAAGAATAATTTTAGATATTCCATTCTTACCATATACCGTTAAGTAAATCTTGAATACTGCAGATAACTCTTCTTCTGATGTAATCTTTTTAATTAAGTCTTCATTAATACCAATCTTATCATTCATGTTTGAAATGTTGTTGGTGTGTCTTTCAATATTAGTATTGGTTTGTCTAATGTCTCCGTTTGCTGTTTCAATCTTTGTTTTAAGGGCGATTACTTCTGAATCAATCTTTTGATTCTCCTCAAGTTTCTTTTTATTATTTTCGTAATTGTCTAATCTTTTTTGTTTACCGTCAATCTCCAATTGTTTTTGTTCTACCTCCAATTCATATCTTTCTTTACGAAGTTTATTTCTTTCGTAATTTTCAAATTCAATTTTTAATTTATCAAACCCTTCAGATTGTTCTTTCAATAAATCAAATTGACTTTGATTTAATTCTATATCTTTAATAATCTCTTCAATTTCCTTTTTAATCTTTTCAATTTCATCCGTATGGTCTACTTCATCTAATGCTCTATTACAAGTTGGACAAACAGTTCCTTCTTCAAATTGTTTAATTAATTTTTCTCTTTGGGTTTTTTCATATTTGCACGCAACATCAATTCCTTGAATATTTGCCATTTCACCTCTTAGTTCTTTGTGTTCTTCTTCATTATAGAATTGAGAAGGTTCTATTACATTAACTCCGTCAGCATTTGTTTGACTGAGGTTTCTTTGTTTTGTTAAATCATCAACTTCTCTTTGTAATAAAACTGGATTAGTATTGATAAGTTCTTTATCTACGTCGTTGTTTCTTTTTAAGAATACTTCGTCTCTTTTCTTTTCTAACTTTTGTAAATCCTTTTCAAACTTACCTAATTCTTTTGTAAGTCTTACAATTTCACTTTCAGAATTGATTATACTTTCCTTATGTGTTTCATTATCAGTTTCTAAACTAATTTTATTATATGTGTTGGATACTAATTTCTTAGACCAATCATTGTACATCTCTTTAGCAATTTCTTCTTTTGCTTTAAGACTTTCTAAACCCATAAACTTTGTTAAAATCTGTCCACGAGCCGTTGGTTTAGATTCAATTAATTCTTCTAAATTATAACCGGTAGTAAGAATGGTTGATAAGAAATCTTCTTGTGTACCAATTGCTGAAGATATAAACGCTTCGGTTTCTCTTCTTTGTTCACCTGATAAGTTTACAATAGAACCGTCTTCGGCTTTCTTAAAAAATTCTAATTCATTTTTAACAGTGTATTCACCTGACTTACTCATCTTACGAGATGTGTTTCTTTCAATAACATAATCTTCACCATCAATTGTGATTTCACCACGAACACTTACGTCATTCTTATCGGTAAACCTATTGAAGATTTCTCCATTGGTTTTTGTTTTAGTGGTTGTATTAAAAAATAAGAACATTAATAAATCTACAGATGATGTGGATTTACCTCCGAAGTTCTTAGGTGTGGATTCAATTACTGTAATGCCGTCCAAACCTGTAAAATCAATAGTATTGTTATCACCAAATGAAAGAAAGTTTGAGAATTCAACTTTCTTGATGTACCATTTGTTATACCTGACCTTATTTTCATTTAATTTATCTATTTGAGTGTTGACCTTATTATCTAATCTTTCCATCAACTCCTCTTTAATAACTATGTTGTTATCCGAAAGAAAATCTTTCATCAATTTCTTTTGATATTGATGATCTAAGATATTGTCAGATGCCTCTAAAGACTCTAAACGTGTTTGATTAACGTTAGTTAAAGTCTTAGTGATTACCTGAACGGTCTTTGCATTATATTTTTTCTCAAAATAAGATTTCACCCTTCTGATTTTTTCAGGGGTGAAATTTTCGGGTACATCTTCCCAAGTTACTTTTATAAATGGATTACTCATTTGTCTTTTTTGTTTTATCTAACCACACATTACCTAATTTAACAAATATAGGATTAATTTCAAAACCCACAAACTCACAATTTAAATCTCTAGCAACAATTAATTCACCACCTGAACCTGAAAATGGTATTAATATTTGTGGAACACTATCTTTAGGTATTGATGAGGATATTAATTTTTTTGTTAACTCATAAGGTTTTTGTGTTGGGTGATTAATAATTTCGTGTTCTATATGATTTTTCTTTTCAGTCGGATGATACGCAGAATCACAATTTGTACAATAGAACCATCTTTCTTTTGCACCAGCTCCTCCAGCCAATGCTGACACTTTAAACACATCTCTTGGTAATGCACCATTATCATGTGCCTTATATGTCGTTTCGGTTTCACCTTTACTAAATCTTCCCTTAGTTGCCCTTCTTTTCTTACCTGCAGCATTTTTTAAAAAAGATTTTGTATACTCTTCTCTAACATCATCAGTATTGAATATCTTTTCTTTCCCTTTCCATAAATGTATAATTGACTCATGTGACCTTTGCCAATCTTTTAATGATGGTGTAGTTTTATTTGTGTAATGCCAAACTAACCATCTTTTAGTTTTATATTCAATGTCAACAAATATTTGTGCTAATATTTCACTAAATCCGTAAATAAAAATTGAACCGTGTGGTTTCAATACTCTATAACATTCAGATATCCATATTTTATTCCATTCGTAATATTCCGACATAACTTGTTTATCGGAGTCATTACCGAAATCCTTACCAATATTATATGGTGGGTCGGCAATAATAACATCAATAGAATTATCCCCTAATTCTTTTATACCTTCAATACAATCTCTTAATATAACTTTATTTGGTAACATTCTATTTTTTTAATTCATATTCATATGTACAAATAATATCCAAATAATCCTCATTAACTTCAAACCATAATTGATTTGACATTGATTTATGAATAAAAAATTTATTGTCTTTTGATTTGTATCCTGAAAACATTCCTTTTTTTCCAAATTTTTCAATCCACTCAATATTTTTAAAATCAATCTTTGATTTTATTAAAGAACCCCATTTAACAATATGTTTATTAGATGTTTCATATGTTAAACATACCAAATATTTTTCAAATGATTCATCTCTTTTTTGTATTTCTTTATTTATTTCATCAATAGTTTTACAAGTTGTTAATCTATATGATGAAAGTTTAAATGTGTTTTTATTTTTACTTTTAATTTTGACCGCCTTTAATGAATTTGGTTCTCCCATAATATTCATATCAAAACCAGACTTATGAGAACCAGATTTCCATAAAGAATCTCTACCACATCTTTCTTCTGCTTTGTCTGCGGTTATTTCCATAATTTCACCTTTTATATTAGTTTTACCTCTAGACCATTTATAAGTCTCAATAGTTTCATCTAATAATGCGTTAGAAAATTCTCTTAATTTTTCTTCTTGGTTCATTACTTAATTCTACTTTCTTCAAAGAACTCAATTATGGTGTTCAATGCCCATACAGAACCGGCGGTAACCATCCCGTCAAAAAATAAATGTAAAAACCAAACAGTTTCAAAATATTGAACTGATAAACTACCTAATGTTAACGACATAAAAAATCCAACCCATGTGGAAGTACACAACGTACAACTAATCAGGTCTCCAAAAAATTTGGAGTGTTTCTTTATCCATGTTCTTTGATTTTCAAAAATTGCTCCCCATACTAAAATTGAGGTCATTCCATAAGCCGCTAATACCCAAAATAATAATATCATAATCATTTTTATTTATAATTAAAATATAAATAAAAGATTCAATAAAAAGAAATATATTGCCGGAAATTATTCATCGTAAAGTGAACCTAAGTCACTATTTTTCATAAATCTACCACGACCCATATTATTAATTGAGTTGGATATTTTATTCAAATCTTCTTTTAATTTTTCATTCTCTTTTGTTAATCTGTTTATTTCTTCCATATTAACAACTTCTTTTACAACCTCAACAATTTTTTCTACAGGAACTTCTTTTATAACTTCTTTCACAACAGTTTTAGTTTTCCCTTCTTTTTTAACTTCCACTTCTTTTACAACTTCAACAATTTTTTCCACTACAATCTCTTTAATAACTTCCTTAATCACCTCCACCGGTACTTCAACAATTTTATCAACCTCTTTAATTACTTCAACTTCTTTAATTACTTCAACCGTTTCTTTTATTCTATTACCATATGGTGTTTCCCCATATTTCAACAAAGAAAACCCTCTTGCGAAGGTTTCTTTTGCTAATTTATCTATGTTGTCTATGTTATTTAATTCACAATATTGAATAAACTCACTATCCAAGATTAACGTGCTCTTCGGTTTCATTTTCTATATCTTTGATATCGTTTATTCTAAAGTGTAAGAAGGGTTGTTCATTTGGTAAATCATGAAATGTATATTCATTTGTTTCAACATCGTATATTCCATACCCGTGATGTTTTACCGTCTCACCAAAATTTTGTTGTATGAGACTACCAACCATAATTGCATGACCTCCGTTTGGTAATGTGAATTGTTGTCTCTTGTGAATATCTCCACATAATAATAAATCCAAATCAACAAAGTTTAATTGGTCATAGGCATCTTCAAACTCATAACCTAAATCGGTTGACAATCCCATAATTGGTCCGTGAAATAAACCAACAGTTATTTTGGTCTCGTCTTTCGTAAATTCGGGACGTGAGTTATGTTGATATAGTGAATACACTACCCATTGTATATTTTCATCTATATAATCACCACTATCTTTATAATAAGCAATATTTTCATTATCTAATAAATCTACCACAGGGCTAATACTATCTAATCGTTGTGTATTATTCTCTAAGAAATCATGATTACCCGGTATAATTACTACATTACCCAAATGAGATAATTCTCTAAGAAACCAACTTGTTAACATCAGTTGTTCATTTGATATATTAATCTTTTGATGTGCGATATCTCCAGCAACAACGATTCTTATATTATCCCAAGTTAATCCTTCTTCAACCCAATTCCAATGATGAACTCGTAATTCACTTAATAACTTTTCAAATTGTTCTTTATACAAATCATGCATTTGAATTGTACGAATATGTAAGTCGGCAATGTGTATTATTTTCTTGACCATCTTGAAATGTATTTTGATAAATCCATAGTAAGGATTGCGTTATTAATTTGTGGGGGAACTTTATATTCAACAAATGTTGCGTCATCTTTTAATAAAACAACAACATTACCTAATAATTTAATATCTTGGTATTTTGTTCCTTCTAACATTTTACGTAACAATCTTCCATATAATGGTAATTGTAAATAGTAATGACCTAGTGCATTATCGTGATAATTGTTGAATGGTGGATATAGTTTACCAGTATAATGATGTACCTCAAAATTCTTAGGTTGGTTTGTTTTCCAATCTGTAATAACAAATCCAAATCCATCTTTCTCTTTGTTTTGCATCAACCATACTTTATCAGGTTGTCCTGTGTATTGTTCAGTTGGGTCACCTAATACAATCTCCGTATCTAATAATATCCCGCCTCTTTCTAACATTAAATCAAGAAATTGTTTGCCGGCACTAATCATATTATCACTCTTACGTTGTTGTTCTTCATTGATAGTGAATATAGGTTGTCTAACTTCTTTGTAGTTATCAAAACGACCAATCAATTCAGATTCCAATTCAAAGTGAACACGACTACCCATATTTGTTGATAGGTCACCAGCTTGTCTCCATTCAGCAAGTAATTGAGCTTGACCTTCAGGGTCACCTTTGGACATCTTTAGTGCCATACCTTCAGCATCAAATGGTTTATGAAATTTCTTAACGATTTTAGATACTGATGGAAAGTTCTTTTTTATTTCACCATCAACATCTTTCATATAGTAAATGTGTTCTTCTTCTATAAATGTTAATTCTAATTCTTTTCTTCTTTTTTCTAATAAATCATTAATTTCTAACGATACGTCTTTTAAATTCATTTTTATTCTATTTGTTTCATTTTATATTCATTTAAGTTTCCCTGTAAATCGGCAATATCTTTATCTCCCTCCAATTTAATACTCCACACCTTACCCATCAACTTACCACAATTTAATTTATGATATAATTTTTCTTGATCGCCATATGCGTCAGGGTCTAATACTATAATTATTTTTTTTGCCTTTTCATAAAGTGTCATAAATAAATGTTCACTCATAAATTTTCCTAACATTGGTATTGCGTTTGGTATAAAAATACTATCAAATGCACCTTCAACGATATAGACGGGTTTAGTCCAATCAATTAAATATTCATTGAATATTATAAGTTCCTTTTGTGCTTCAGGATTTTTATATTTAAATTTTGTTTTCATTAAATAAGACCTAGCAATAAAATAATTTAATCTATTATTTTCATCATATGAAGGAATTATTATTCTATTCTCATATAATCCTGTTGCACAAAAACCAATGTTATATATTTGTAACATCAAATCAGTGATGTTTCTATTTTTAATATAATTGTACGCCTGTTTATATCCAGGTGTCAATTTCATTCCAAATGAGGCATCTTTAAATGAAACAAATTCTTTAGGTAATTTAACTGGTTTATACGTTCTTTTTGATATATCTTCATCATCTTCAGGTTTCAATAAAAGATATTTCTTTAATTGCCTTGGATTACCAAATTTCTTAATTAATTTAAATACTGAACCGTGTGTTCCATGTGTTTCAGCACATACCCAACATTTATAAACACCATATTTGTAATTGACTTCAAGATTTCCTTTCCCATCACCGTGGTCTAACCCTTTTATCTCATGTGAACATATTGGGCAATCAAAAGATACTTGGTGTCTATAGTCATTGTGATTCTTATAGTCACCAAACATATCCTCTAAAATCTCAAATACCGCGGAATAGTCAACTTCTTCTTGGGTGCTCATTTAGATAAAATACAAAAAATAAACGATAATAAAAAATAGTGAGCAAAAAATTGGGGCGAGAACACCACCTCTCGCCCCTCCAACCAAACCTGTATTTCTACAGGTCCCGTCCTATTAATAAATATAGGTAAGTTATTTTCAAAAGTAAAATATTAGTTGCCCAATATTTTATACTACCGCCCTACCTTTCATATTTTCCCAATCCCTATTAACTCTTACAGTGTTATTAGTGTCATTTGTGGATTTTAAAACATTATTTAAGGTACCTAATTGATTTGATAATGATATTAACGCAGATAAATCTTTTGGAAAACAATGACCTCCAAAACCATAATCACCATCATGACCAGGTACTGACCAATGTGAATGACCTAATCTTTCATCGTGAATTGCGTATTCAACTACTTTATCGTAGTCAATATTCAGTTTTTCACATAGTTGGTATATCTCATTTGCAAAAGATACTTTAACCGATAAGAAAGTATTAATAAGGTACTTTACCATTTCAGCATGTGTTGAATCTGTTTTAATGATTTCCGCCTTAGGAAAAACCTTACTGAATACTTGTTTTAGTTTAGTTGTCGCAGTCCTCGGTCCTCCTAATATTATTCTATTTTGATTTTCGTAATCATCAATTGCATTACGTTCCGTTAAAAATTCAGGATTAAAAGCAATCGTAATATTCTCATATTTTGAGTTTAATCCATCTGTGGTACCAGGCGTTATTGTTGATTTAATAACAACAATTTTATTTTTTGAGGTGTCGTTAATTTTTTTAATTACTCCTTCAACAATATCAATATTACAACTACCGTCTTGATTCATCGGTGTTGGTAGACATACAAATATAACTTCTGATTTTTCAATTAAATCAGTTTCAGATGAATTACTTTTAGTTTCATCTAAATCGTATGTTAAAACATTATAATAATTTTTAAACTTTTGGTATATTGCGTTACCAACAAATCCTTGTCCTATTATTCCAATAATCATTTTATGCAGTTTGTTTGTTCATGTTTACATATCCGATAACACAACATGCAGCATCTGCCATATCGTAGTTCTCTTTTTTAAGGTTACCTGTTTTTCCATATAACCAATTAACATCGGGACATACACTATTAACGTGTTCCCAAATAACATGTTTCTTATCAATATCTTTTGGGTACCCACCGAATAAAACATTACGTCCTTTATCATTTGGACCAACCAAATCGGGAAATGCAAATTTTCTTGAGTTGTACGTTGAGATAAACGTTGGTAACACTCCTAATACATCGTAACAATTCTTTAAAATTAAAGTGTTATAACGTAATAACGTTCCGATAGTGTAAATGTTATTTGATTGTAATAAAGGTTCCTCAATGACGACACGGAGAATTCCCATGTCTTTATAACCCTCTAAATGTTTTTTAAACGCATCCGCTTTTTTAATCAACTCTTCAATCTTATCTACAGGTTGAGGTTTTATTTTAGGGGAAAAATGAGTTAGTTCTAATAATTTAGAACCTGATATATCAAATAAGGCAAATCCAATAACTTTAGTACTGATATCAAGACCTAAAATTTTAGGTGTATTTTTTAATTTAATTAACTTGTCATTCATAATATTTCCATTTATATCCGGCCGCTGTTTTTATTTTACCTAAACAACATTCACCAATGTGATTATTTTTATACTCTTTTTTTGCTTCCGAAATTGATTCCCATATTTTTATTTTTTTACCATCCAAGGTTAACTGTATGATTTTTCTTTTTTGATGTGAATGGGAATTTGATATTTTTTTACCATACTCTTCGTCATATTTTCTTCCTTTATTTGGTGAAACTCTACCCTTCGTAGATAAAGATAGATTTTTTCTGTGTAAAAGTGAACGCTCTTTTCCATTATTTAAATGTGGAATTGGTTTACCTTTTTTTGCCAATGAAATATTTTTTTTTGTTTCCTCAGATCTTTTTTTTCCCTTATTATTTTCTGAAATTCTTTTTAATTGTTCGGGTGTCCATTTTCTTCCTAACGCACTTGGTGGATTTTCTCCTCCTTCTGATATATTTGTTAATTTACAACCAATAGATTTATAATATGAAATATAATGTTTTTCCCAAAATTCCCAATTACATTCATCAACTTCATCTATTATTAATAATTCTGGTTTGTTATTATTTTCTAGTAAAGAAAATATCCATTTATCTTTATAACTTATTTTTTTATTACTGTCCTGTAAATGTTTTCTATAACGAGATTGTGGATTAATACTTTTACCAATATATTTTAATTCATTTTTTGATTTATCAACTAAACCATATATATATACTTTTCTCATACTAATAAATATATGAAAAGTGTGAAGAGGATATATTTTGTAGTAATATCTAACCCAAATATTAGAAATCTAATTTAACTGATAAAACTTGAGTACCTAATCTCTTAATCGGTAACGGAGCCTTTGCAACAACTAATGGTTCTTTATTATCATTTAACAATTGAACTTCAGTTATAACCGGTGTACATGAACTACACGTTGGGTTTTGTGATGTTACAAATGCGTTTGACGGTAGGTTAATTAAAAAATTCATTTGTTCAATATCGGTAGCTCTAACTAACCTAACACTACCAGGGAATGGTTGTTCGTCACCAAATTGAGGTTGTGTTGTTGAACTTGTTGTACCTAAATAATCTGTACCAACACTTGTCATATGTGTTTCTAAATTGAAGGTTGTTGCTCCTGAATAATCTGAATATTTAATTGTAAATGTTGTTGCTAACAAATTATTTTTAGTAAACACTCCATTAATCTGTGAGGTGATATCAATATATTTCCAACCATCTGGTGATGGTAAAGATGTAATATTTTCAACTCTTTGGATTAACGCAAATATTTTGTTTGCAACAAGTCCGTTTGATACGTCGTTTAAACTGGTCTTTAAAAAATTAAATTCATCACCAAATTTAAATGAGATTTGTGATGGAATTGCAGGAAAACATCCGTCTTCAGTACCTCCTAATCTAACTTTATTAAAATAGTTACAAGGTAATGCATTAATCGTTTGATTTGATGTAAAGGTCATCATGTATGTTAACCAAACAGTTTGACCTGTTGTACTTAACATTGAACTATTTCCTACTGTATCGCTTGGTGTTGCATACACTTTTGGTGCAGGTAACGTATATTTTCTATTACTTCTGTAATCTAATGTTGCAACCAATTCTTGGTCGTCAAAAACCACTATTTTATTATTGTAAAATACTTTACCTACTCTAACATTAGTCTCATCTAACAAATATCTAAATGGTAATGTAGAAGTTGCATTTTTTGTTGATTTAACATAGTAGTCTATAGAATCCATAGTAAATAATGCTCCGATAGTTGTTCCTGTACTTCTATGATATAATAAAAATGGTATATAAACTTCAAAATAATCTAAATCGGTTATTAATTCATCATCATTATCAGTGGCTACATTGTTTGTAATTCCAGTACTAATATAGTCATCATATTTAAAAAATCTTTCTGGATCATTAATAACATCACCCAATTCAGAATAATGAATAATTGCAACACATCTTTGTTCAGATGGTAATAATTCAATTACTTCATCATATGAATTTACAAAACTTGTTCCGTAATTTTCATTAGTGAAATCTGGTATTGATATACTTGAAGTTGATAATCCCGAAAATGGTACAAATGTTTGTCCTGTACTCGTATATCCTAATCTTTCTTTAGTTGATACAAATACATTACTTGTATAACCTGATAAAGTTTCATCGCTAGTAGTTCCTCCAATTGGTTGTTGTGTCCAAATTGTATTTAATGTCCAAGAATTTAATTGTTGTGATGGGTCAATTGGTGTTGGTAAACATACTGAAGCAATTTCACTTTCAATTGAATACTCCAATTCACATTCATTAGATATAACGGTTCCTGTTAAACTTAGTGAACCAGTTAAATTTGGTAAGTTTCTATCTAATGTTAATACATTACCAGATTTATTCGTTACTTTATAAACGAAACTATTCAAACTTGATTGTATTGTTGCAGTTTCACCATATAATTCACCTAACGTCAATGTAACATAACTACCACTTGCAAAATAACTTCCACTAGCCGACGTTGGTATTGTTATTGTGTTACTTCCATTAATTGAACCTGAGGTAATTGTGAACGTTTCACATTCAATTGTTGTATTGTTTGGTATGTAATTTGAAACAAATCCCGCAGGTCCCATTTCATTTTTTATAGTGTATAATGTAGATTGTTGTACAGGATTTCCATATGTACTACTATCACTTGAATTTAACTTTAAAGGATATTTTACACCCGTTTCTTTATCAAACGGTGAGAAAACTTTTTCGTTTGGTTGAGTTCCTCCTGTATATGATGAAAACGCCGTTGAGTAATCAAATTCAGAATCCCCGACTTGGAAATAATTTATTTGAAAGTCACCCTTTGCAATTGCCTTTCTACCTTTTTGGGTGATTCTTGCTGATAAGTATTGTGCGTTATCGTTGTTTAAAAAACTCATATGTTATAAATATCTTTATTTAATTTTGTTTTATTAATCTCCTAAATCGTAATTTAATAATATAATGTTGTTTACTTTAATTCTAATATTATCAATCTCATCTGATCCACCACTACAATTACTTCTATATCTTGCATACATATCTTGAACAAATGTACTGCCTGTTGGTGTCCATGTTGTATATGTCGTTCCATTTATACTATATTCCACAGTTGTATCTGGAGTTACAGGTCCACTTGTTCCATTAAAAGTAAATGTTACAGTTGAGACACCGGCATTATATGGTGTACTACCATCTTGGCAATATTCATTTAAAGGTGTTCCCTGTCCTATAGTTGCGGTTATACTTACAACATTACCCGCAACACCCGCCCCTCCACCAGAACCTCCAGCGGTAATACAATCAGGACATGCATTGGTTCCTGTAAAATATCCATCCATGTATATTGGTGCTGTTTGAGTATATTCAAAATAAAATGGTTTTGCTTTATATGTCGTTTTAGTTGTAACTCTTCTACATACATTATCATCTAAATCTGTGGTAATAACGTCATTTACCGCCACATCGTCATTATCCGTCCAAATAGGTGACATATATTGATCTATTACACCATCACATCTTGTCGTTTCCATCATATAATATAAGTCACAACTATTACAATTTGCAATAGAGCTTCCGTTCAAAACAATACCCGGAGGTACCGTTAACGTAGCAAAAACACTATTTACCAATGGACCGTCATATCCACCAATCATACTTCCCCATGTTACACAATAACTATCTAATACATTTCCATTTTGGTCATATTCAATTACAGGGTAAATTGAACCCGAAACCATTACCGGCGCACTTAAATTATTCGCATAAGCTACATTTTCTGCACCTGATCCACATACTGTCACAGTGTAACCACTATATGTAAATCCTACAAATTCACCATATATACAATCATAACATGTCCCATCAAATGGAGATATTCCATCAAGATTTATTGTCCAATTTTCAGTTGGTGAAATCTCAATAACTGACCAACAATTATCACCAATGTCATAAACTGTTCCTTCTGTGATTTCAGCGGAAGACCTACCAATTGCCGATGGTACATATTCCTCCCCGAATCCACATGGGTCGGAATAATCCATAACTAAACTTTGCATTCCCCAATCTATTGTTTCATAATATTCCGCCACCATTGCTTCAGTCATACAAACATCAATAATTAACTGAGGACCAAATGGAAATTTAGTGACTTCTTTTCCTGCATATCTTAAATCACTACAATCACCTAAAGCATAATAATAATATGTTGCGTCAGGTATATTTTGAATTGTTAAAAATCTGTCTGTTCCGTCACAAGTTCCAGTTGAACTCATTTTTATTACCTTAGTGGTATCAGAAACTGTGTATACTGCTCCTGTTAATAAACTAGCTCTAGTTACTCCCGTTGCAAGGGCCGTTCCACTACAAGATGCACTACTAACACTGGTACATTCATATAAATTAAATGGACCTGTTACTGTTGTTGCGGTTATTGTTATTGTAATTTGAAATGACATATATTATTTATAACTTTTTATTTTTTAATCGCACGCACATCCCGTACCGGTATATGTTTTTATTTCATAATTTGCTGGTGACGTATATTGAATACCATTAAGTGGTGAGAAACAATTGCCTTCAATTGTTATACCTGATGGTGCACTACCACTAAGTGCTACCGAATATATCGGTGATACACCTGAAGTTGGTCCTGTACATCTAACATAATCATAATAGGATTCTGGTATAGGAGTTACGGTAGGTCCTGGAGTTGGGGTAGGTGGGTTTGAACAAGAAGTACAAGATGTTTGTGCTGTTCCGGTTTGTGCTGAACCATCTCTTTTAAACTCTCTTTCATCCGTTCCATTAGACACCCAAAAAGTGTCATCATTTGTCATATCACCATATACGTTACCGTATGTGGGTGATGATAAACCTAATACCTTAGTTAAAGTACATAATGATGTACCTCTAACTGTTACATTTACTGCCGCATATTCACCACCGCTACAAGCTGATGGACCATTATTTAAACTCACATAACCACTAAATGTAGTTTCAAATGGAGTAGGAGTTGGGTCTGGTGTTACAGTTGGTGTTGCAGTTGGTGTTACGGTTGGATTCGGTGTAGCGGTTGGTGTTGGTGTTACGGTTGGATTCGGTGTCGGTGTTGGTCCCACCGCAGTTGCGGTTGGTGTTACCGTTGGTGTGCTAGTAGGATTTGGTGTTGGTGTTGGTAACGTATTACCATAAACTGCACTACCATTGAAATCACAACCCGGTGTTGGTGTTGGTGTAGGTGATGGTGTTGGTGTAGGAGTTGGTGTATTAGTTGGTGGTGGTGTTGGTGTTAAAGTTGGAGTCGCTGTTGGTGTGGCTGTTGGTGTAGGTGATGGGGTCGGAGTTGGTGTAGGTGTAGGGATACCAATAATACAAATACTTAATGGTGGATTATCTATACAAACTCCTTTAAAACGTATTTGTATTTTCTTAGTTAATGGTGATGGTGCTGTGAATGTATAACCAGTACTTGCGGTTAAACCTGTAATACCATCTCCTCTCGGTACGTCAACTAAAAACGGTGTTGTTGATATTTCACTCGCACTACAATTTTGTCCATAAATTCCCGTATTATCAGTTACCGAATATAAATCAAAGGGACCACAACCGGGACCTACTTCATCATGATTAACAAAAATTTTAGCAACAAACGACATAATAGTTTTTTTTAAAATCCAGACACATATAATGCACTTGGGTTATCATCAAATTCACAACAATAGATACAATCTGAATAGTATTCTTTTTCGTGTATGTTTATATTTTCAATAACATAGTTACCTGTTACGTTATCGGTTATTCTTACCCAAAACTTTAAATTATTGTATTGATTTGGAAAAACTTCAGGATTTCTTTGATTCGGCCAATTTGTTGGATTATAATATGAATCAATTGTTGTACCAGAAAGATTCAAAGTATTGGTTGTATTATTATTAGAATACGTTTGCCAAGATGTAACACTATTAGGTGTTGCACCCGTTTTAAACTCAACTTTATAGTTGGTACTAAAACCCGTTATATCATGTAATCTAATAACTAATCCCATATTCCAATAAATAGTGTTATCTATAAATTAAATAAAAAACCCCTTATAATAAAGGGGTTTTAATATTGTTATTTGTTTAAATAAATTATTCACAATCGGAACAATCAACATTTGTGGTACAAGGTGTTGCGCAAGGCACTGATGTCATTAATCCAGAGTCAGAATCTATTTCTGTACCATTTCGTACACATACTGTTCTAGAAGAACCTGGTCCAACAAGCAATGAGGATAAAACATTATCTAAACATCTATAATATGTGAATGTTATACCACCATCGTCTCGTCCTCCCTCATTATAAACCGTATAACATTCACAAGGTAATACTGGTTCAGATGTGGCCCAAGCTATTTGAGTTGTACAAAATCCACCACTTTCGGAACCTGTACTTGTAATTGTTCCTCCTGTTATTGAATCCGATAAACCTGTTGCGGTGTATCCAGTTGTAAGTACTGCTCTTGTTATTCCTGATGCAATAAAAACTCCGTTTAGTGCTCCACCACTTGTTGTGCCTGATATACTATAGTTACCAGATTGTGTGGTTCCTGATGTTGCTGCCGTTAATTTAAATGTTATGTTCATATGTCTTATTTCTTTTTATAAATATCTAGTTATTTTAATTATTTTTACTAACACTCCAAACAATCACCATTTGTAGTACATGGGCCTGGACAAGGCACTGATGTCATTAATACGGAGTCAGAGTCTATATCTGTACCATTTCGTACACATACTGCTCTAGAAGACCCTGGTCCAACACTCAATGAGGTTAAAACATTATCTACACATCTATAATATGTGAATGTTATGGCACCATCGTCTCGTCCACCCTCATTATAAACCGTATAACATTCACAACTTGAAGGGTTAGGTGTTACCGTTGGTGTACTTGTCGGTAATGGTGTATTTGTTGCAGTTGGTTCTGGTGTTGGTGTTGCTGATGGACAAGTTACACAAGCCTCTTGTGGATATGCTCTATTAGATGATCCGAATTTACGATAATATCTTGATTGTCCCGATCCTTCACTTAACCAGAAATACCCGTTTATATCAATTTCTGCTTGAATAATGGTACCTTCAATATAACTATTAGCTTCGCACATTGTTCCATAAAATCCATTAAATTGATATGCAAAGTATGGTGTAAAGCTTCCACCATTACACGCATCATATCCACTATCTAAACTAACATATGCCGTAAATGAAGTTGGTGGTATTGGAGTTAGTGTTGGTGTACTAGTAGGTTCTGGAGTTACCGTTGGTGTACTAGTAGGTTCTGGAGTTACCGTTGGTGTGCTAGTTGGATTAGGTGTTACAGTTGGTGTACTGGTTGGATTAGGTGTTACAGTTGGTGTACTAGTAGGTTCTGGTGTTAGTGTTGGTGTACTAGTAGGTTCTGGTGTTAGTGTTGGTGTACTTGTCGGTAATGGTGTGTTGGTTGCAGTAGGTTCCGGTGTGCTAGTTGGTAATGGTGTATTTGTTGCTGTTGGTAATGGTGTATTAGTTGGTAATGGTGTTGGTGTATTAGTTGGTAATGGAGTTGGTGTGCTCGTTATAATAGTTAAATCCACATCAAAATCACAATTCGGTAATGGGGTTGGTACCGGTGTGTTGGTTGGTAATGGAGTTGGTGTACTTGTTATAATAGTTAAATCCACATCAAAATCACATACTGGTGTTGGTGTTGGAGTTACAGTTGGAGTCGGTGTTGGAGTTGGTGTAAATGTTGGTTCTGGTGTTGGTGTTAGAGTTGGTGTTGCAGTTGGAGTTACAGTTGGGTCAGGCGTAGGTGTTGGTGTTACAGTTGGATTAGGGGTTACTGTTGGTTCAGGAGTTGGAGTGCTAGTAATTATTGTTAAATCCACATCAAAATCACATACTGGTGTAGGTGTTGGTAATGGAGTTACTGTTGGTTCAGGAGTTGGAGTGCTAGTAATGATTGTTAAGTCTACGTCAAAGTCACACGCTGGTGTTGGTGTTGGAGTTACAGTTGGAGTCGGTGTTGGAGTTGGTGTACTAGTTATTATAGTTAAGTCTACGTCAAAATCACATACCGGTGTTGGTGTTGGGGTAACTGTAGGAGTTGGTGTAGGAGTTGGAGTGCTAGTAATTATTGTTAAATCAACATCAAAGTCGCACACTGGTGTTGGTGTTGGAGTTACAGTTGGAGTCGGTGTTGGAGTTGGTGTACTTGTTATAATTGTCAAATCTACATCAAAGTCACATACTGGTGTTGGTGTTGGTGTTGGTGTTGGAGTACTAGTAATAATTGTTAAATCCACATCAAAATCACATACTGGTGTAGGTGTAACAGTTGGTGTTGATGTTACCGTAGGAGTTGGTGTAACGGTTGGTGTTGGTGTTAAAGTAGGTGTTGTTGTTGGAGTACTAGTTGGTACTGGTGTTGCAGTTGGTGCTGGTGTTGCAGTTGGTGCTGGTGTTGCAGTTGGTGCTGGTGTTAACGTTGGCGTACTAGTTGGTAAAGGAGTTGGAGTACTAGTTGGTAAAGGAGTTGGGGTTGTATATAAAAAAGGGCTATTACAATCACGTGCTTCTAAACATTCTGTATTTCCGTTATAAGTTCTCGTTAAGGATTCTACTGTTGGTGGTGTTACGTAACATGGGTCTTCGGTATCAAATGGACCACATACAGAATCAATATAGAATTGTTGTGTCTTTAAATCAACTCCATTATTTTTTACATATTTGTGTTGTAAAATAAATTGTTGATTATTAATACCATTGAATAAAATTAAATTTGTTACCGATTGAGAGACATTTATATTAAAATATAAATCCGCGTCACAATACTCTAAATTAACTGAAATTACTTCAAATAGTTCTCCGTTTTTAGAAATTAAATAATCACCATAATCGTAATAATCCTCATTATGATTACAACAAGGTTCAATAGGTGTTTCAGGTTTTACTTGTAATTGCTCAGCATATCTATTGTCAATAAAATGACTTTTAGTTCTAACAACTTCATTACCTGAAATATCTTTATTTGTATAAATCCTTAATTTTGTTGTCGGTAAAACTTCAATCTCAATATTCGTACCTCCTGTAATTGGTCTAACTGTTACAACATTCTTTTTTATTGAAGCTAAAGTATCTTTAGATGTTACCGTTAAACCTGTTGTATTGTGTAATTGACTATAATCATTTTCTTCACTAAAATTTACAAATTGTTGATGTGTAAATCCTGTTAGTGAATTTTGTGTGACTGACATTAAAACATCACCAGGTATAATGTCCTTTACTTGTTTTGTTGTACCATTATTTAAAACAACATATGTGTCATATTTTAATCCATAATCATATGAATTTCTATATTCAATATTTGGAACAACTGTAAAACCAAGATTATTTACATTTATATCGTCTTCAATTAGTCCTGTTGTTGATGGATTATCTTCATGTAGGTATTCTACATATTGTAAACTTAATCCATTAATTCTAACTTTCAAGTTACAGTTAGCTGCGTCTGTGAATAATAAATCAATAACGTCGTCTTCTTCAAATCCTAAAATAATACTACCACTATTACTACCAACCAATGGTACAACACTAACATTTGTATTTGTAAAATTATCTATTTTATAATAATCACTGAAAGTATCTTTATGGATATATACTGATGGGTATGAACCAATTGAACCACTTTGAATAAATTGTGTTGTTCCTGTAATGTTGAATACAATATCTGCGTTTAGTTTACAATCAGTTCCTCCAGTATAAATCACAGGTAAATTATCGTTACATATTGTTGTAAATTCAACATCAATTCCACAAGAAGATGTTGCAGTTGGGGTTGTTATAAATCTATAATCAAAATAATCATTTACAGAACAATCATATGTGTCATTTTTTATTGAATTGAATTTAACTTTTTCAATTCCATCTACGTCAGTAAAAAATTCATACTCAATTTTCTTTTTTGGTAATATTGAACCAGTTAAAGAACTTATAGTAGTCCCTGTATTAAAAGAATTATATGATGATGTGTATTGATTAAAAAGTGTTTTACCTGTATAATCTATTTCAGTATATAGTGAGCCTGTCACTATTATACTTTTATCAAAACCTGGATAGTTACCTAATTCACCATTTATGTTATCAATAACATTTACCAATGCATTTTGCCATAATGTTTTTATTGAACCTGTGTCAGGACTAACATGATTTTTATAATCACATATTAAAGGTAAACTACCTGTTATAGTTGTATTACCCGTTAAACCAGTTATTATAAATGAATTAAATAATTTTGCACTACTACCTCCATTAGTTGTTCCACTTATAGTTACCGACGCACCACTATACGTTGTACCGTCAATTTCAACTACAGGATAATAAACAAAACTAGGCACTTGTATAAGTCCTCTAAAATTTTGATATAATCCTGAATTATCTTCTCCACCGGCAAGTAATGTTTCTAAATCTTCTTCAATTGCATTTTCAAAATCAGGATATAATTCTTCAACGAATTCTTTTGGTTGACATCCGTACTTATATTGATATTTTGAACGACCGAACATACCATTACTAACTAAATTACCTCCAGTCCACAACGTTGTTGCTGGTATGAATTGTTCCAAAATTTGAACCCAATATGGGCTCATTTTATTGATGAACTCATTTATGTCTATTAAATTATAAGGTGTAAATTCAGTACTATTAATATAGTCTTCATAGATTTTCTCTAACTTAATATAATTTTTTCTATACTTAATTGAATGTGAATTTCTTATTTGTTGATTAATTGTTTTTTCAACAAATTCTGCGAAAGACATTTCTTGTGTTTGACCTGATGTAAGTGTTCCAAAATTTAATGATAAATTTCTTGACTTACGATGTATATCATAATCAATACCTTGTGAAGGTGAAATAAAAATATTAATATTTTTTCTACCTAAAATATATGGTGAGACATCGTCAATTAAGTCTGTTTGGTCATTGTCAATTTCAGATTGTAATTCGTAACCAAAATCTAAACCAGGTAATGTTCTATATAAATCAAAATAATCTTCACCATACGTATATGGTTTATTTTTTGTTACAATATTTTTTGTCTTACCTGTTGTAGTTGAATTATCTTCATCTATCATTAATGATGAACGATGTTGTAATGTTAAATCATACCAACCAGAACCTTTTTGAAAGAAGTAGTCTCCCGTAGTTCCCGTAATTGCTCTTGGTGAGAAAGACTCTTCCTCAACAGGATAACCTGCTCTATCCAATATTGTTGAACCTGTAGTTGTTTTTGATGTATATGTGTATCCTGAAAGTGTAAATTCTTTTGTTGTTGTTACTCTTGTTCCTGATATTAAATCATATATATCACTTTCTAAATCAAATGACTTAGGTAATGAGGTTACTTTATAAATGAATTGGTCAATTTGTATTAATGGTTCTGGTGCACCTAAGAACTTTAAGAAAAATTCAATAGATTTTCTAGTTCCTTTTGATTTATATAAGTGAACTAAATTAACCAACAATCTTCTATAAAATTCATACTCAGCATCAGTTGCTGATATTGGTGAACCGACACCTCCATATTGTGTGTCTACTTTTGTATATAATAAATCGTCAAGTGTTTTACCTTCAAGTAAATTAACACTTTCTAATCCTAAAGTATTTGCTAAATTTTTTAATAAGATATCAGGTAGATTATTAACACCATCATAACTTACATTTCTCATGTAAGCAATATTATCTATGAACTTTTTTACTTTATCAAATGACTGTCCGTATAATTGAAAAATTGATTCCGCTTTTTTATCTTCAGTATCAAATTCAAATAATTGAGGTGATGTTAAAAATCTTACAAATAAATTTGATTTATAATCATCAATTTCATTTGCAATATCAATTAAATCCTCAATATATGTTTCGTAATCCAAACCTACAATTTGTAAGTTCCAATTATCTTTACCCGACACCGGCCAATTGTGTTCAACAAAAATTATTTCAGTTTTTGAACCGTCAAACGTATCTCTTGGCACATTAAAACTTGCGGTATAAATCGGTGTTGTTTCTCTATTTAAAAGACTTGATTCTAAATCATCTAAACCTAAGAAAAACTCTTCGGTAACACCATTATTTGGTCTTATTAAAATACTGTCACTATATTGACTAACTCCATTAAATGGATTACCTTTTACTTTTAATGTTGATACATTATCAGTATTAGGTTCTGTATATGTTAAAACATCATATGTAATATTATCAATATGTAAAACATATTTTTTATATGATGAATAAAAATTTCTTAATGGATTTTCAACTACAACCTCAACATTGGTTAACGGTTTTTGAATTAAAATATCAAATGGGTTGTATAACATACCCGATTCAAAACTAAATAATGTTGTATCTGTTAATACATCATATTGTATATTAAAAGCAGTAAACCCGCTTACGGTTACAAAACTATCTTTATCAATTGTAATACCAGCTGGAAATTTTTTTATTATATTTTTAACCGAAACGTAAATTCTTTGATTTAATGAACCAAATAATGATTTTGCAGCATCTTTCTTTTCACCCTTAAATTTTATTTCCTTTTTTCTTGGTGTTTTTGCTGACTTTAATTCTCCAGTTTCAGTTTCACCTTTTAAATCATCTAACGTTAAAAAGTCCGAAAATGGATTTGTTTTAAATGTTTTCGGGTCACGTTGAATAATTGGATTATCTAAATTAAAGTTCGTATTAGTCAATTGACCAGTACCAGTGGTGATTTGAACACCTACTAAATTATCACTGAACGTATCAGCACCACTTGCAGCTTGACTAGGAACTTTTCTTCTTGCCATTAAACGTTTGTAATTGTATCAAAATCTTGACTTTCGTCTATATCTGGTCTTTCTTCTCTGATTTCAAATAATGATTCGTTAAGATCATCTTTAATTTCAAATAAGTTATATTGTTTATAGATTGAGTTATTATTGTTGTTATCGTAAATCGTGTAAATACCTCTCGCAATGTCCTTACTTTGATTACCGTAAAGTGCATGTGCTAATGTAGATGAATCATGTTCTACCATTTCAACCTCAATAGTTGTTGGGTTGAAATAGGTATTTGTTAAAATAATCTTTTGAGCGGGACTACCTATAAACGGAATTGTATTCGGTTTATTTGATGGTGCGGAAGATGGTGTTATTGTTAAAAACATCAAATTACTTGCATTTTCACTATATTGGTATCTAACTGATTTTTGAGTACTACTTGATAAGTTAGCGGTAACGGGTGTACAATAAAAAGACGATGTTACAACTTTATAAAAATTAGGTATTTTTTGATTGGTTAATGAATTAATATACTCAATTCTATATCCAACTAAACCCTGTGGTGTAAATTTATTTCTATCACCTGATGGTACATTAGATAAGTCAATTACAACTCCTCTAACTGATGGTAATGAAGCTAAAACTCCACAATCCGTAATTGTTGTTCTAATTTGTTTTGGTCTGATGTGAAGTGTATATATACCTAAATCCGTAAAATCATCTGCGGATAGTTTTAAATTATACATTCCACCCAAAATTTCAACATTCTGTGCTTGATTATCGTTTGTCGTTCCTGAATTATGATAAACAGGTGTCAAGACACTAATTGATGTTAATTTTTTTAACGTAACAGGTGCGGTTGTGGTTCTACCTGAGACATAATGATAGAATATATCCACATCATCTGGTGATACATCCGCCGGTCTAACTATCCCATAAGATCCAATTGCCATATTAAAATATTTTTAATTCTTCTTCGTTTATTGAACATTTAGTTCTTTTTTTTACATTTTCTTCCCAAGGAATAAATTCTAAGTTTATAATATTACCAATAATCCATGGACTTATCTTTTGTTTAAATCCCTCAACAATTGAAAATTTATGATCTAAATGATAATTTCCGTCCACCCCAGATACTCCTCTTTTATTAAAATTTAATAAGTTGTGGATTGGTTGTTTTTTAGTTATACTAACGACCTTTCTTTTGTATTTTTTAAAATCATTTAAATTTTTTAAAAAATCTTCATAAGATATTCCACTAAATCTTTTTAACATTCCAATAGTTGTACCTTCGCCTTTTGTTCTTCTATAGTTTGATTTTGAAAGTATTTTCTCAATATAAGATTTATTCAACTTCGTTATTTTTGAGATTTCTTCCCTATTTTTATGTTCAACAACATATAATTCTTTTATTTTATTTTTTTGTTCTTCGGATAATATTATTTTTTTACCGTCACTTTTACCTTTTTTTAATAAATTTAAATCTTTAAGTAATTTATTAATTGGCATTTTACTCATATTAAATGATTTTCCAATTTGTTCACAGGATAAATTTAAAACAGTATATTGATGTACTATTTCATTAATGTCGGTTTTAGTAAAAATTATCCTATTACTCATATGTTATAAATATATTTTTTATTGTTTTCTCACCTTAAAATATCCATTTCCATAGATTTCTAATTCATCCATATTATCAATCTCCCCTAATCTTAAGTTATTTTCCATAACACCTTGTTTACCTCTTTCAACAAATATGTCAGAATAAACCTGTGGGTCATCAATAAATCCAAGAAAATGTTCATTTCTTGTAATTACTTTATTAAAAACTTCTTCTTTTGTATAACCTGTGGTGTTACCTGTAATCATGGTATAACCATCCTCAAAATCTCTATATGATAAATTATCTATCGTATAACCAGTAAATAATGAACCTGAAAACGAGCCTGAAGTTAAACCAGTGAAAACCGTAGTTCCATATTGACGTAATTCACCAATTCTACTACCCCCTATTGCCATATAGGTAAATGTAGTATAACCTGTATTATTCGTGTATTCTAAATCATTTAAATAATCTTGAGTTTGTCCAGTTATATTGGTATATGCGGGAATTGTCATACCTGTAAATGTTCCTAAAGGATTAGTAACTGTAATATTTTGTGGTACTGTAATTGTCTTTTTAAGTACTTCTGTTGACCAAGGTGTTGATGAAGATATTGTAATAGTGTATTGTGTACTACCAGTATATGTTTTTACAACTGAAGGTAAATTATTTCCCACTATTCCACTATTAACCGTTAAACCTGATGTTGTTCCATCCCCCCAATTTATTGTGAACGTTTGTTCTGTGATTTTTCTTAACTTATCTGGATTTACAGAATTATATATGGTAATAGTTGAACCTGATTGTTTGTATGTGAAATTACATAGTTGTTCAATTTGTTCCATATCACCATCAAATGAAACCATAACACCCATTTCATCAACTGATGAATCTAAAAACACAGGTATTTGATATGAACCTGTATAATCGTTAGATTTTAATATTTTATGTTCAATTCTTTTCATCTTTTACTTTTTATTCAGGGGTTAGAACTCCTCCGGAGGTTATACATGGTAATGGTGGTGCGTCAGTGATTTGAATACTTTCTCCGACATATGTAACATATATGTCAACTGGTGATGCTATTGGAATTGAAACTCCGTATATTGTTCCTTGTAATCCAATACCCGTATTGGTTAATATTGCACCTGTTGAATTATCAAATCTTGACTCTGAAAATGCGCCATCAGCAAACACATTAACCCTTATTTCTCTATAAGCACATTCACCATCTTCAACTCTTCTAAACACACCTAAATTAAGATTTGCTCCTTGATTAACACTAAGAGATAATAAGTATGTTCCACTTTCGGTTGATGATTTTTGAATACCTCCAAATGAAGAACCAATAGAACTTAAAGTTGTACTATATGTTTGATAAATTAATTGAATATTATTAGTTGTTGAATTATATGGAATTCCACTTAATTGACCGTAAATGTTAACCGTAGTTAATGGTATAGGTGTTGGGGTTGGTGTTGGGTCATTGATATTTAAACAGTTAATACAATTACCACTTGGTAATAAAGTATTTGTTAATCCTGATCTCTTATAAAGTCTAACATAACTACCTAATGTTGAGTTGTGTGTTATACCGGTTTGTGATATCCAAATATATTGATTCTGAGTCATTTCATCTAATACCCAGTTATAACCTAGTGAATTATCAGTTTCAATAGAAGTGGCATCACAAATATTTGTTGCTGAGTATAGCCACGCATCCACTCCTCCATATTCCGTATTAATAGGACTGGTATGTTCACATGATGTGTCATCACCAAATTCAACGTCTCCTGGGTCACCCACCCATAAATCATTTGCAATAATTCTATTTGGTGTAGGTGTAGGTGTTGCTGTAGGTGTAGCCGTAGGTGTAGGTGTTACAGTAGGTGTTGGACTTGGTGTAGGTGTAGGTGTTGCTGTAGGTGTTGGACTTGGTGTAGGTGTAGGTGTTGCAGGTAAACAAGTTACAGTTGCATATGTTATATTATTATAATCTTCTTCATTAGGTGAACTTAATGTATTTACTTGGAGGCAATCTTCAATCGTTACAAATCCCGTTGTCGTATAAATTCTAGATTGTGACACTCCTTCACAATCCAAATAGAAAATTTCAAATGGAGCATCTATAACATTAAATGTCACACCTGTTACACAACTAACTGGATTACTATCACAATCAACTACCACGGAATTAACTCTTATGTTATTGTAATCTCCGTTATCTCTCATTACGAAATACCAAGTACCATCTGGTATGTTAGTCCATGATTCTCCATCGGTATATCCATAATTTGTCGCAGCTAACGCTTCCGCAGATGTTGCAAAGTAATTACGTCCAAACTGATAAACTCCAGAACCGCCACTTCCTTCTCCAATTGTTACATACCCTATTTGACCAACACAAGTCTTAGTTATTACAAAGTTGACTTGGTCTTCTGAACCAGGTATTGGTGTTGGGGTTGGAGTAGGTGGTATGAATACCGGTTGTGTTGCTAAAGTACCTCCTCCTTTTTCAAAAAATTGTATTGTTTTTGTCAATCCACTATCACTAAATCCAACTCTATCTCCTCTTGTTCCTCCTGTGTATTTGTATATTTGATATGTTCTACCTGTTAAATTGAAATCAACTTGATAGTACATATCATTTTTTTCGTCTATAGTTGCACCAGTACTTAAAGCTCTATTTGTAAAATCTAATATATTACCGTCTTTAGCATTAAAAAATTTAGCAGTCATAAAGAAAGTGTTGCTTGTTTCTGTTCCGATTAAATCACTATCTTCTAAAACTGTTTCATCCTCAAACCAAAACAAATACATGTTTTCTTTGTTTTTATAATTTGAACCCATAAAAACAGGTACATAAATATTGTAACCAAAATTTAATCCCGTATAAAAAAACTTTTCACCTAATGGTAATGAAAGATTTTTTGCAAAAACTAATCTCCTATTTTGTCTTGTTGGTGCTTCATATGTTGAACCACTAACATTGGGTGTTTTAAAAAATTCTAATCTAAAAAAACTTTCTGTTGATTGTTTCAACATTAATTCGTTTTCTCTTTTAGTGATTCCAACTGCCTCATAATCTTGTATATATGTTGAACCAGATTTAAAATAAAATTGAAACCATATGTCGGTTTGTCTTAATGTAACACCACTAATTGTTTTATTATATGGTTCATGAATATATCTAACGGTTTCATAATTATCTGCCGGATTAATAATATCTTTTAAAACCTCATCCTCAAATTGTACAAGATTATCTTGCCAACCCAAATCTGTTTGAAAATTTTGTTCACTATTAATAACAATATTTAAATCATTTGTATTTTGTAATATTTTCATTAACAATCAATTGGGTTTATATTATTAAAGTTATTTAATCCATCTGTTTTATTTGTGAACGATTTTTCATTTCTCAAATAAAAATTAATGTCTTTTACCACATAATGTAAATTATTAATGAATGGAAAATTTGTTCCGTTTCCATCTTGATCTAAAAAACCATGGTCATACAAATCTCTCCATCTCCATAGATTTTCTTTTTCATCATAAATAGTATTTTCAGGTAGATTAAGAATGTCTTTTGTTTTTGATGTTTCTATATATGGTGATAACTCTCTAAGTTTAACTCTATAATGTGGTTGATAAAAGTATCCTACTGTATTACCTGATGTTGCACTAGAATAATTAGAACTTGAATCTTGTCTATGATTAAAAATCGTTGTTCCTCCTATTGTTTTATTATGTGAAAATTTATGAAATGATTCACTAATAATTCTTTCTTTAAAATCTTTTTTATTATACTCAACAAAGGCACCTGTTAATACTGTCCCCAATGGTACTGTATTTCCACTTGTAAAACCAGTGGTACCGGTATTACCGGTAAAAAATGTTTTTCCTATTGATGTTTCCGTTGCTGTATCTCCACTAAATTGTGTATCAACCCATGTATTATGAAAATTAAATTTATAACCGACTTTTGGTGGATATGTAAAATAACCATTTCCATTTCTCAATAATACAGTTATATAAACTTCAGTTGGTGTATACCCTAAATTATTTGTAATACCAGTTAACGTAAATGTTTTTTTAAAATCATACAAAATAGATTCTGGTCTATTCCTTTCAACCAACACATCATTTTCTTGTAATGGATTTTCAAATAATATTTTTCTTTCGTGTTCCCAAATTGGCGTTTCAAAACCAACTTTATCCATTATATAATCATCTACAGTGGTTAATGTTTTATGTTTATGTACATAATATTGTGAAGTTGTACCTGTGATATCCAATAAACTTAAACATCTTTTTCCTAAAACAAATGTTACTGCGTTTAATGTTAAACCTGTGGTAAATTCATTTTTTTGTAAATTAATTACATATTTTTCAGAATCATATGTTTCATTACCAACACTTTCAATATAAAAGGTTCTACCCGTAACATTTATAGAACTGTTTAATGTTCCACCTGAAATTGTTATATATTCACCTTGTAACATTCCATGTTCTACAGGTGATGTTAAAATAAAATAATTCCCTCCATCGGTAACTCTAAATGGTATACCATCACCAGAAGTGAAACAAAAAGTTTTACCATCACCACATCCAGTTGTTGTTCCCGATAATGTATATTTTATTGGAAATGTTGAATCTTGTCCATAAACATAACTCAAATATAAATTCCAATTCTTGTATGGAGCTTCTATTGATGTTGTTGTTGTATGTCCTGTATATCTCGTTCCTTCTAATGTCATACCAGATGATACAAATATATTCATAGTACTACCACTATAAGGTGTGACTACTTCTCTTAGTACATCATTTCTGAGTAATGCAAATTCATTATAAGGAACATAACCATCATTACTTCCCGTTCCGTCACCAGCAACATAAAAGTTTTTTTTCAATGGGTTATATTCAGTTGAACCTGAATACATATTACGAAAAATCATTTTCATCTTTCCAAAAATCTTATATGTTTTTGATTGATTTCTTTCATCATCAAATAAAGTTGGTAAATCTAAAATAATGTTTCTTTCACCTTCTCTCATCAATGTTTCATTATTATCTAATTTAACATTTAGAGTTACATCTTCTTCGTCAGCCTTAAAGTACCTTTTAGTAGGTAATAATATTTCTTTCTTTTTCATTAATCTTCAGATGTAAATGCGTCTTTAGGACCATACAAGTCAATAAATTTATCCATTCCACTTTTTCCCGCAATTAGACCAAAGTAAAATTGGTATGGTGTTGATAGAATTTGTTTATTTCCACTATAATAATCTTCTCTCCTTGGTATTACTAAATCTGTGGTGTCCGTCCAATTAATTACTTGCCATCCTGTTGCTCCCGACATTGGATTTGTAGTGTCGTTTCCTGCGTTGCCATATCTAACAAATAATTTACCCGATGTTGGTACCGTTTCAGTTCCTCCTGTAACATACAAATATGTGAATCCTGGATATTCGGAATTATATTCTGTATATCCACTATTGGTACTTACAACATCATAATCTACGTCATCCGTTAAATTTAAATTAGTATTACCTGTTACACCATTATTTGTTTTTGTCATAGGTAATAACATATATTTGTCAGATGGATCTGAATATGAACCAGTTAATGTATAACCATATGTCATACCCTGTAATGGTTGTAATTCTAATGAACTATAATTCCATGATTGATTGCTTCTTCCTGCACCTCCAGGACCAAATCCCGTACCACCTTTGTCCCATAAATAAAATGGAACGGGTTGTGATGATTCTGTTAATCTACCAGGCTCATTTAAACATAATCTAACTCTTTCACCATCTTCATCTAATTCCATAGTTACAGGTAATGGACCATAACTCCCACTGATTTGAAAAAATGGCTTATTTAATTCTGGATCTAATGTATCATATCTATAACCTAAATATTTTGGATTTTCTAAATCAAATTCTTCAATACCCACTTCATTA